AGGAAATGATAATAATATATGGATAATTGTGAAAAATAAAAATGGTGTAAAACGATGGAAAAAACATATATTTAAGAAAAAGGTCACAAAAACCAAGAAAAAACAAAAAACAAAAAGTTCACAAAAAAACAGAAGTACGCAAAAGAAAAAACAAAAAACAAAAAAGAACCAAAAATATTTTATTCATGATAATGGAGGAAGACCATTTAAAGTTGTTATAAATGGAAAAAAACTAGATATATTTACTTTTGACAAAGATTTGAAGGAAGAGTTTGGTGAAGATAATGTTGATTATGACATATTAGTAAAATCTTATAAAAATTTAAAAAATATATTTATACCAAAGGGTATTGATGATAGAGGTGATAAGTGGTCAGGTGGTAAAGGTAACACTATACTTGCTCATATTTCAGGACATAAATATTTGTTGATTGGAAGCAGTATTTATGAATTTGAAACAAAAAAAGAAAATATATTAGAGTTTCATTCTCAAGTTGGTAATAGTGATGTACCGTATCCTTTGGCAGTTGGTGAAAATAATGTATATTATCTAATAGCCAATGGTGATGAAGGTTATATATCAAAGGATTATTTTGAAGGATTTCCAAAAGAATACAATTGGGCTATTGATGGATATCTTAGATTATGGGGTCATCAAGAAAAATTTAATAATTTAACAAAAAAGACAAAAAAAATACCTAAAATAAAAATAATATTTAAACGATTATGGTAATATAGATTATATAAGTTAAAATCTAAAAAAATATATATTTAATTATAGTATAATGTCTCATATTTTAAATCTTATGCAATCTCCTGATGATGGACGAGATTTCATTTTTAAAAATGAAAATTTGGATACTTTCAAAAATACATTTCCTATAGAATTAGATTTAAGGAATGATTTAATGCCTGTAAGAAATCAAGGTAGTCAAGGTACATGTTATGCTCAAAGTGCTGCATGTATGAAAGAATGGCAAGAAAAACACAATTATGATAATAATGAATATTTCTCTCCACAATTTTTTTATAATTTACGTTCAAATAAGTACGACGAAAATACAAATAACGATGAAGGTATGTATGGTAGGGATGTTATGATATTATTAAAAACTTACGGTATATGTTCAGAACAACTATATCCTTATGGGAAAATAGAAGATCGTGATAATATATCGGTGGAAATTTATGAAAAGGCGAAATTAAATGTAATTGATACATATGCAAGAATATACGCAATAGATGATTTAAAAATGAGTTTATTTTTAAATGGACCGTCATTAATAGGGTTTCCTGTTTATAATTATGTTGATCAAATATGGAAGAAAAATGGCAATGAAACTATGAAAGGGGGTCATGCTATGACAGTTGTAGGTTATGATAAAGTTGGTTTTATTATTAGAAATAGTTGGGGAGAACATTGGAATGGAGACGGATATACCAAATATTATTATAAAGATTGGGGTGCTCATTGGGAAATATGGTCAACTGTTGACAAAAAAGATATATTTCCAGTTGAACCAGACCCTGTTGAACCAGTTGAACCAGACCCAGTAGAACCAGACCCTGTTGAACCAGTTGAACCAGACCCAGTAGAACCTGTTGAACCAGTTGAACCAGTTGAACCTGTTGAACCAGTTGAACCATTTGAACCAGTTGAACCTGTTGAACCAGACCCAGTTGAACCAGACCCAGTTGAACCAGACCCAGTTGAACCAGACCCAGTTGAACCAGTTGAACCAGACCCAGTAGAACCAGACCCTGTTGAACCAGTTGAACCGCAAACAAATTTATCAGTATGTGAAAAATTATTTAGAAAATTATTTAGATAAAATATTTTGGTTAATAAAATTTTTTATATCGTCAATTGACTGTGTTCTAAGACCATCGCAAAAATTAATATTTCCATCAAAATTATATACTAATTTTCCCATATCATTCAGCCAAGTATTGTGATAATTGTGACATTTTTTTAAATATTCAATTGGAATATCTTCGCCTGGTCGTGCTCTAATATTTACACGACTTTTACTATTTTCAGGGGTTGTATTTACATAAATAATACCCGATACGGGAATATCATCAATAAATTCATTAAACCATTTTAAATATATTTGATAATTTACTTCTTCTATTTTACCATCATCGTATAACATTTTTGCAAAAACTTCCTTATCTGTAAATACAGATCGTTCGCAAATAATAATAGCATTTGAATTATCTCTAATAATTTGTTTTACAAGCGATAATCTAGAAATATAAGCCATCATTTGAAATGGAAAGGCATATTTATGCTGATTATTATAAAATTTTTCCAAGATAGTCTCGCCATTTTTATCTTTGATTGTTGACCATTCATCAACTGGTTCTTGAACATATATAATTGGAATTGAATTTATAGATTTCAAATCTTTTTCAAGAATTCCAACTAATGTTGATTTTCCAGAACCAATATTACCTTCAATATTGAATATATATACCATTTTTATACAATCTAATAATAACTATATAATTCAATTTATATAAATTATAAATAATTTACATAAATTTTATATTATTTAATCTTTTTTCTCAATCTTAACATTCTCTTTAGGAAGAATTCCTCTTTCAATCGCATCTTTCACAGCACTATTTCTCTCTACAACATCCCCTTCAAATAATTCCTTACGAATGTCCGCAGATGTAACTTCCTCTTTTAATCCTAATGTATTTTCAATAGTATTATTAACTCCAACCAAATTACCATCTTTATTAATATTTTGTGTTAATTTATTTCCATTTTCTTTAGCCTTTTTAATATTTTCTTCAATAGCTTTTCGTTTAGATTCCAAAACGCGTTTTTCAAACTGTTGTTTAGCCTCCTTTTCATTCTTATTTTTTTCACTCATTAACTGATTGAGTTCGTCTTCCAAATACTCAACCCGACCAGTTTTATATGCTTCAGGTTCCCATGGCATCCACATACCAACTGGTCCTACATATACATTATGGTTTGGGTCAACTTCTCTAAGCATTTTACATCTAAATTCAGCCTCTGCTTGGGTAGAATAAGATCCACGAACTTTAAGACCTCTTACACTTGTCTGGAACTCATATACCTCATTAAATTCATCCTCTAATCTTTCCTCATTTGAATCTAAAAAGTTTTTATATTCATCATTAATTTCATTTTTAGGAAACTCATCTTTTTCACTTGAAACAAATTCTTGAAAATCTTCCATCATTTTGTCAAATTCCATATTATATTTAAAAGCCAAAAAATTTAAAAATTGTGAAAATTTTTGAACTGATTTAGAGAAATCATAATGTTTTAGGAATTCTTGAAAAAAGAAGTGATTTTTTTGTGTTAAAATATTTTCAGGAGAGACAAAAGATACACATACAAATTTTTGTCCGGATAGTGGTTTATCTTCCTCAAGTAAATCTACATACTTTACATTTAAAGCGCCATTAGGCGCTGTTTTATACTCACAACCTTTTTTAGACATTATATTATTATATAAAATTTTTTTTTTTAAGTGTTAATTAATTTATATATTTTTTTCTTGTTTATATTTATAAATGCTTCAGAAATTAGCACAAATGTTGGATTTAGGAGAACTTATTCGCAGAGCAGTCAAATATCTTGTTGAAGGTGTCATGGTAGCCATAGCAGCCTATGCTATCCCTAAGAAATCACTTAACTTAGATGAAGTTGCACTTATCGCATTAACAGCCGCAGCAACATTTAGTATTCTTGATACGTACGTGCCCTCTATGGCTGTAAGCGCGAGAAGTGGTGCAGGTTTCGGAATTGGTGCAAATCTCGTCGGTTTCCCACGCATGTAATTAACTTTTAAGAAAAGTTATCAAAATTAACTTTTAAGAAAAGTTATCAAAATTAACTTTTAAGAAAAGTTATCAAAATTAACTTTTAATATAAAAATCACATATTTTATATTAAACTTTACTTATTAATTCCCAATAAGTCTTCTTCTCAATACTAGTGGATTATATGTCACATCTAATATTTCTATTGTATTATATCTGTTATTTATCAAATCAATAATATTATTATTATAATAGGCATAAATACGAACTAATCCCCAATTAATAAATATAGACATTGTAGACGCATAAACAAATATTTCCGCTGATATAATATCACCTATACACGCATACAATATATAAAAAATAAAAAATGATGATGATCCCAATATGCTGCAAAATAAATTTACACCATTTAATTTAAAAAACAAATGTTTTCTATTAATTTTACATAAATTAATAAAAATATTCACTAGATAAAAACTCATGTATAATAAATATGTGGTAAACGAAAAATAATAAAAAAAATTAAACCCATCAAACATTCCATATTCATTTTTAACCATATGTAGCAACATTTTATGTTTATGAATGTCCAGAATATCAACAGTTTTATAATTATTTTGTTTATCTAATAAATAAACTCCGATTGATATACAATATATAAATGTCACTGAAAAAAATAATTCTATAATATAATTTACATGTTGGTCGTAAAATAACATTAATTTAAATGTTTCTTCCGGATGTAATTTACGCATTGTTAACTCTTTAAGACATTGTTCACATCTATAATTATCATATGATATATTTTTAATTTTTATCCATTTTTTTAAACAATCTTCGTGTATATATGCCATAGTTCCAGAACAAGCACATGGTGATATTAATATGCTTTCATTTTCATCAGTTTCATAGCATATTCTACATATTTTTTCTTCATTATTTTGAAAATGTATTATTACATTTTGTGGATGTATTTTCATTGTGTAATAAATTATATTAATTTTACTTTTTATATAATTTATTTTTTATATAGTAGAAATAAACTCCCATTGTAATTCTTTACATATTTTTTTCCATATTTGATCCTGTTCTATTCTTTTTACTGGATCTTTCAACATAGGAAAAAATGGTAAAAACTTATTTTCATTTAAAAGTTCACACATTTTATAAAGAACATAATAATAATTAAGAAAATTAACACGATCATCAGGACAATACTTTGCATAAGGTTTTTGAATTTCCATAAATAAATTACATAACTTATCTTCTAGATCCGGAGACATAACAGGTGGTCGTATTCCCAACTTGTCTTTAATAAAAGGTATATGTTCATAATATTTATTATATCCTAATTTTTTTAATATATCTTTTGCTTTTTTATTGGTCATTTGTTTTAATGTAATTCGTTCTTTTTTAATTTGATTTTTTATATTTTCAAAGACATCATCTGGAATTTGAGTTGTTTCTTTTGCTTGAAATTGTGCCAAAATTTCACGAAAATGATTAATTCTTTTATAAGCATAAAAACATACTTCCTTAGGAGGCTCTTTATAGCTAGGCTTTTCATGTTCAATCAAAAACTGTTTTTGAATAAAACAATTATTACATATAACCATTCCCTTGCAATCTATACGAATAAATTCTCCACCACATTTACAAGTTTCATAATCAATTACATAGTTTTTAATATTTAACATACTTTCATTCATATTTATTGAAAATTTATATGATTCACTTTCATCCAACTTATGCTCAACATCTTTATCTTTTTTAAAGAAATTATGCAATATCTTATTTTTGTTTTCCTGTTTACCCTGTGACAATTTTTTTTTTTTCTCAAAATAAGGAAAAATAAATTTTGAATTATCTAATAAATATACCTTTTTTTTTTGTTCAAGAGTTTTAATTTTTGTTTTAATATCTTTTATTTCGTCTTTTATATTTAAAATATCTTCTATCTTTGTTTTTAATGGTAAAAGTTGTTTTAAATGCTTTTTACGTGCCTTTAATATCGGTATGGTTTTGTATTCTATATTATGAAACTCTTTCATCTTATCACTATGTTGGTTATCCAATGTCAATATAGATTTCTTATTCATTTTAATTTTTTTTGTAGCCTTAGGTTTAAAATTAGGCATTTAATATATAGAAATGGATATATTTAATTTTAAATTTAATTAAATATATAAAAACTACCTTTTTCAAAAAAAGGTAAGAAAAACTACCTTTTTCAAAAAAAGGTAAGAAAAACTACCTTTTTCAAAAAAAGGTAAGAAAAACTACCTTTTCAACATTTTTCCTATCTTTTTATACCTTTGTCCACATTTCAAAAAAGGGGTTAATTAAACCGAATAACAATTGTATCAGTAAACAATATATATTTAAAATTTATGTCACGACAACATATATGTAATGGAATATTAATAATGTATATTTATATTTTTTTGCATATTTGATTTATATTTTTGTTATATTTGATTTATATTTTTTGATTCTTTAGAACTTTTATAAAAAATATTTATACCAATTTATTAATTTCATTATAATCAAATATATTTAGGATATTTGATCTTAAACTATAATAGTTATTAAAATTCACATTTTTTCTAAAAGTTATATAACATGGATATTGATTTAAGCAGTGATGACTCTACAAAAAAAATAGATTTTATTACTTTGCAAAAAATGGTATTTATTTATAATGCTTTAGAAAAAGGTTGGACAGTTAAAAAAAACAAAAATTCATATATTTTTACAAAAAACCACGAAGGTAAAAAAGAAGTATTTCTCGATGATTATTTAAAGCATTTTATGACTGAAAATTTTGACATAAATAAATTAACGTGATATTTATTCGCTTTTTTTAAGCAATTTCTCAAAATTTTTTTTTCTTTAGCAATATTATAACTCAATGGGTGGTGGATTAATGCAATTAGTAGCTTATGGCGCACAAGATGTTTACCTTACTGGTAACCCGCAAATTACCTTCTGGAAGGTAACCTACAGACGACACACGAACTTCGCAATGGAATCAATTGAACAAACTTTTAATGGACAAGCCGATTTTGGCCGCAGAGTCCAGTGCACTGTCTCCAGAAATGGTGATCTTGCATACAGAACATACCTTCAGATCACTTTACCAGAAATTAACCAAACTGACGGAGACGCCGACGTCTTAGCCAGATGGCTTGACTATCCCGGTGAGCAACTTATCTCTATGGTTGAAGTTGAGATTGGTGGTCAACGCATCGACCGTCAGTACGGTGACTGGATGCACATCTGGAACCAACTTACGCTTACAAGTGAGCAGGAGGCCGGATACCACAAGATGATTGGACAGACTTCTCAACTTACTTACTTGACTAACCCTAATTTCGCTGCTGTTGCGACTGCATGTGGTGCAACTGGTGTCCCAGAGGCAGTATGTGCTCCACGTAACGCACTTCCAGAGACAACTCTTTACATCCCTCTCCAGTTCTGGTTCTGTCGCAACCCCGGACTTGCGCTTCCCCTTATTGCACTTCAGTACCACGAAGTCAAAATTAACATCGAGATCCGTCCTCTTGACGAATGTCTTTTTGCCGTAACCAAAATCAACACTGCAGACACCAACGGAACTAAAGTTCCTAAT